TTCGGAGTTTTTAATTGCTCCTGCTTGTTCAAGTGTTTTTCCTTTGACCCATTCTGTAATAAGGCTCGAGCTCGCAATAGCCGATCCGCAGCCATACGTTTTAAATTTCGCATCTGTAATAATACCTGTATCATGATCAACCTTTATTTGTAGTTTCATCACGTCGCCACAAGCAGGTGCCCCCACCATGCCTGTGCCGATAGTGTCGTCTGTTTCAAATTTGCCCACATTACGAGGATTTTCGTAATGATCAATTACCTTATCTGAGTAGGCCATACATTACCAAGTTACTTCGCCGCTAGAAATCTTTCTTAGGCCCATATTAATAGCACCCAATAAAAGCATTTGATATTCTGCAGGAACTACAAAGCCATAATTTGTTTGTACTATTACTATTACACCTGCTACAATATTAGCCCAGAAAGTTTTACTATAGTACCACTTCTTGCCTGTTGCTTCACTTACCATTGCTTCGTTAACTGCTTCAATAATTTTTTCGTTAACTACTGTTTCTTTTTTCGTTGCCATTTTATTTCCTTATTTTTAGATGTTTACCGCCGCATAATGGGCATTCTTCTTACATAATTTAATTATTTCCCTTGACAATATTATCGTCTTTATCCCGGCATTCCGCGCATTCGCACTTATTGCAAGAACAAGGGTTAGATGGGCAGGAGCCCTGACAATGAGCGTCGTGTCCACATCTTTGGCATGTGTATCTGACATATCGTTCATGTAAAAATGGTGTTTGCATATTTATCCCTCGCATGCCAAACAAGTATCACCCTCAATCATTGCTTTCATATCTAATTCTTTGATAACTTCTCTTTCAATTCTTTTAGAAACTTTATCCGCTTTGCCAATCTTTTCAGAGCGGCAATAGTAAAGGGTTTTTAATCCCTGCTTCCATGCCATAAAATGTACAGCATGCAAATACATAATATTTGCATCTGGTCTAAAGAACAGATTAACAGATTGTGCTTGATCTATATATTGCTGTCTATCGGCGGCGTGTTGGATAACCCAGCGTTGGTCTATTTCCATAGATGTTTTAAATACATCTTTTGTCCAAACATCCATCCAAGTTAAGTGTTGTACTGACCCGTCATTCGCAATAATTGAAGACCAGATGTCATTATAATCATTTTGTGATATTGTTTCACTATCGCTAGATAAATGATCTTGAATAACTCTATCAAGCCATTTATTTTTATTAAGCATAGAACCACTTAGTGTATCTTGCCTATAGGCGTTAGCACGTAATGGCTCAACGGAAGGAGAAGTATTGCCCATAATAATGGAAGAAGAAGCGTTAGGAGCAATAGCAAGCATATGAGAAAAACGTCTTCCCGTACCTGTAGCATCAGGTGCCTCGCCTCTCGCATGTCCTAATTTAAGATTTGCTTCATCTAATCCTTTTCGAATATGTTTAAAAATTTGTAGGTTTCTTCCTACTGCCATAGACGATTCCCAAGGAATATTATTTTTTTGTAAAAAGGCGTGCCAGCCTAGGGCTCCAATACCAATGCTACGCTCATTCCGAGCAGAGTAAATAGCCCTGGAAATGGCACTAGGTGCATTATCAATAAAATACTGTAGAACATTATCGAGCATTTCAGCAACATCAGCAAGGAAGAGAGGGTCGGATTTCCATTCATCGTAGTACTCCAAATTTAAAGATGATAAACAACATACTGCGGTGCGTTCTTTATCTGTAGGTAAAATAATCTCAGAACATAAATTAGATTGTTTGATACTTAAACCAAGCTTTTTCTGAAAGTCTGGCATTGCTCTGTTACTGGTATCAATAAAATGTAGATATGGTTCACCTGTTTGCATTCTCATTTCAATAATACGTTGCCATAATTCTCTAGCTGAAATAGTATCACGTACTTCTCCGGAATGAGGATCTTTTAATTCCCATGTATCATCTGCATCTTTATCCAACATACATTTTTCAACTAATTGCATAAAGTTATCGGTAATATTAATACCGTGATGTAAATTAAGTGTCCTCATATTAGGATCACCTGTTGGTTTTCTCATCTCTAAAAATATGAGAATATCCGGATGAGAAATATCAAGATAAGCGGCATAACTACCCCTACGAGTCCTGCCTTGTCTATAAGCGAGAGATGATGCGTCATATGTGCGAAGGTGGGGCATAACTCCAACCGACTTATCATCCGCTGAACGAATTCCAATACCAATTCCAACTCCTCCGCCCAGCATACTGAGCCAATTTACTTCCGCGAGAGTACTAACCAAACCTTCAGCACTATCATCGAGATAAGGTAAGAAACAAGAAATAGGAAGACCACGCTTACTGCGACCAAAGCTAAGAATGGGAGTAGAATAAGAAAGCCAATGCTTAGATGAGTACTCATAAAGTCTCTGCGAATGCTTCTCATTAGTGCCAAACGCTTTGGATACATATGCGAACCTTTCTTGAGGAGAAACCTCATCGTCTGTCATATAACTTTCTTTTAATCGTTTAATTCCCAATTCATCAAATAAACTATCTCTAGTATAATTGACATTAATCCCATGGACTACATCTTTAGTCATTCTTACTCCAATTTTTATTATTTTACTGATTCAAAAATGTGTTTTTGAATTCGATACCATTCAACCCATGCATCATTTTTGACTGCACATTCATAATATGTCGTATAATTTATTGCTACTGTTTTAGATATATCACTTAGCTTAGCATCTTCTTTTAATTTTTCAAGTTGAGGACACTTATTTAAAAGGCTTTCGGGTACATCTGGAAATTTTGCAGTAACAGGAACTGTTGTGGAACAGGCTGTTAATGTAACAGAAAATACAACTAGAATAAAATACTTAAATATATTCATTTTGGTTGGTCTGCAGCATCATTGTGTGCTTTGATAAATTCTTTAGGGATCTCACAAATTCCACCTGGCGCAAATTTTGTGTCATATTTAACTATCTCTCTGTCCACATATGTAACAATATCATTACCTCGTCTAGTAATGTATTCGGTTTTCCTTACAATCTTTTCCACAATTTTTATATTTTCTTTTGCAGATTCTACTTCTGCTTTTGCTACTTTTTCTTCCATTTCTCTTACTCTAGCTTCCCATGCAGCATTATTTAATAAACCGCCCTCAAGGAAAAGACCTAGTGCCACAAGTATATAGCCTATTATTTTTGCGGGGATTGCGTAGGTTCGAATGAAGGGAAGAAACCCAAGAAAAGTACTCGCAATTACGGTTATTATACCTGTTGCGAGTATTGCATGAAAAATCCAATTAGGAAGAAAAGATAGTATCCACATAACTTATATATCTAATTGCAAATCTTTAGTTAGCGGAAAAATCTTAGAAATAGCCTCAGCGCATGCTTTTGCAACTTCAATATGTTCTTTTTGTGTGCCGTTTTCGGATCTGAGCTGAATATAGTGTATCCAACTACGCAAAGTCCCAGCCATATAAAGACGACTTTCCATATTACCCTCGGGTAATACCGCCCTTGCTTGTTCCTTTGCAATACCGTTACTGATAGCCCATTTATATGCATCCATAGATGTTTTTATTACACCTTGTTGCTTTTCTTTCCATATACGATCTAATTCTCTATCCTCTGAATTAGTATAATCTAGATCTACAGAATTTTGTCTGTTTTTCTGATCCTGTTTACGAGCATCACGTACGACAAAATTTAAATCTTTTGTTGGATCAGCATATCTTTGGCTATATTCCTGAAATGAAAACGATCTGTGCCGTAACATTTGTCTTGCAATGTCTCTTGTTGTTTCAATCTCAAGAGTAAGAGAAACCATTTCCAAGGGAGACCAATGCTTATTGGCAATAAGATATTTAATTAACTTCTCGGAAGTGTCTTTATTGCTTTGATTAGATGGATTTGAAACTCTAGCACAAAATGCTACGAGTTCTGTCATATTTTCTGCAAAGTATTCCGCGGGTTGGGAGTATGAGTGTAATTTAACTTTCAACGCAAAACACCATCCCATCTATATGTTCTCAATGGCTTCTCTTGTTCATATTTTATTGCAGCTTGCCATGCCCGCCATAGTAGTTCTCTAACTTCGGCAGTTGGTATTTCTCTTAATTCAAAGGTATCAAATAACCAAGTATCAAATGCTTGTTTATTATTATCCATTTAATCCCACAATCCTTCGTAGTATTTACCAAACAATCTAAAGCCATTTTTCATTCTATCGTGCTGCACTTTCATGCCTTCATAGTCACATGTGTAAGTGTCCTTAGGGCCTTTATCCATTTTAAAAAACTTGTGATCGCCTTTTGGCACTTCATTCCCGTCCTTGTCCACCGGCACCCACTTAATATCGTGTTCACCTGAATGAAATTTATCGTCAGCGTGGTCATCATTCTTACATTCAAATGCAAAAATCATTTCATCCATCACCCAGTCCCACCGCTTGAAGTGATTAGCATCGGTATCATACTCATTTTCTTTAGGAGGAGCTGATGTACTTGTTAATTCGTCTGGCACATCCTCGTCATCGACAAAGGGTGCACCGTGTTTATCTTTTTTAAGTTGTTTTAGCATTGGCAAAATAATATATGCCAATGTGTGATCCATCGACCAAGTATCCCAACGATCAATTTTTACATAATTAATTTTAGGATCAACAATATCAAGAAACTTTTGTACCAATGTCATTGGCTTTACTAACCAATTGGTATAGTGTTCATTTCCATCATCGTATAAATCAAATTTTGGATCGGTCCACTTCTTCCAGAAAAGAACTTTTTCCATAATTGTGTATGGAGAAAGCCAGTGACCCTTGTAATTGTTTATGTAAACTTTCATATTTTCTGTTCACCCTCTTTGGTAAAGAATGTATTTATCTTATGCTCATCGTTCCATGCTCTTGCATAATCATTGTCCTCATCACACATTTTTAATGCATCTTCCTCAGACACAACCCGATGATTAACAATTTGTTCGCCTAAGTGTTCTTGACTGAATTCCTTCGCTTCATGCATGACCACGGTGTCCATAGCCCATTCTTTTTTACCCTTTGGTACTTGAACCATATAGCGTTGACGGAATGTACTAACACATTCAACTAATACCCATTCTTTTTCTTGTTTCCTCAGCAACCAAGAACCATCTTTTTGGTCTATCCATTCTAAAGTGTCGCCAATTTCCCAACCTGTCTCATCAAAAATTTCGTTATCCAATGGTAAAATTAATTCACCTGTTTCTGGATCTGTAACTACTGTAACAATCGCGGATTTCATATTTAGCACCTTTTCCATTCTGTAAATTTCATTTTAGCTTCCAAACCTGAAAATATATTTTTTGCTACAATTTTAGCAGCATCAATACCATTCTCAACCATTTCATTTATGTCCTTCTCTTCAATGTTCTGAGGCCATATAACCACATTATAATGCCGTTCTATAACCTTGTCAAGCACTCGGACAACATCCTTATTCCTTGGCTGGTTATCAATAATCATAACCAATTTATCTTTTGGCAAATCCAATAATTCCATTTTACCGAAAGATGTACCACCTACTGCGATTGCATTCGGTAAGAACAAACTATCCAATGGACCCTCAGTTACATAAATTGGCTTGTTTTTATCAACCTCATTCATTCCAAATATTAAGGCATCGTCCTCTTTGATTTTAATAACCAAATATCTTAAAGATTCTCCTCGCAATCCTCTGCAAGTTACTCCTGAGAGTTGACCGATATTATTATAAAAAGGAATAACTAACCTAGGTTCTTCTGTTGTTATTTTGTCTTTATATTTATCAGAAAGTTGCACGATGTGCTTTATATTAGAAATAAAGTACAATCGGTTGAACATTGCCTTTGGAATTTTTCTTTTAAGACAGAACTGAACTGCTTCATTGTCTTCGGGTAAAGTATCAAGCCTATCCAATATCTTATCTAATAATGTCTCTTCTTTTTTCTCAAAAACGGGCTCTTCCATTCTAAATTTGTCTTCAATCTTTTGATGCGGCTTGTTCATAGGCAAGCCTTCATTATATCGTTCCATTATATATTGGTTATACTGAAAACCATCTAATTGTTTTAGGAATGAACCAAAGTGCATGGAAACACTACAATTATGACACTTATAATACAAATCATTTTTGGCAACATAAAAATAACCACGTGTTTTACTTTGCTTTTTTGATGAGTCTCCGCAAAGAATACATCTGCAGTTGTAAAGACGTTCGCTCTTCTGTTTGAACAGAGGCAACCGGTTACTTATTAGTTTGAGATATTTAAGATCAGTAAATAAAGACAAAACGAGACTCCCATTAGAGTCTTTATTATAATATAATTTTAGGGAGAAGTCAAGTGTTTAGAACAACTTTTCCAATTTAAGATGAGCCAAAACATAGCCTGCAGCAATAGCGCCACCCATTACCATCCAGCGCCATTTTTCGATAGCAGCCATTTTATCTGAAATAGCTTTATGCTGGTCTGTACTAGCCTTAGTTTGCTCATCGAGTTTTTCCATAACCTTATCATGTTTGGTTTCAATATTGGTAATCATGTCATCGCGCATTTCACTTATGCGATGATGTAGAGTAGAATAATTGGAATCGATCTTGCCTTCAAGCTTTTCCACAGTTCGGGTAATCCCTTTAACTTCTGTTTCCAATACTGTTATGCGTTGTAATTCTTCTTGTTCATGCATTAGGTTTTCCTCTTTTGAACATGCTATTAGTAGATGTCCATTTTCTTTGTGCTTTTTTACTTACTGGGGGATTTTTATCTAAACCTGCTACGCCAGCAGTTGCGGCTGCATTGTTTGCGGGAGCGCCTTCGCCTTCTTCTGAAACAAATTGTCTAAAAGATAAAATTTTACTTTTATCTAATGCTGCATTTATTTCCATTAGTTCCATTGTTAGGTCCTCGTTAAGCTTTAATAAAAATTTCTCTTCAAGGTTAATTGACTCTTTACCGTTGGCAAGATCTTCTTTAATTAAAGCATATGCCGCGGCAAGTGAAACTAATTTTTTATTTTCTATTGGTACTTTATTTATGATTCTCTTTAATCGGAAAACTAATCTGTGAAGCAGGGTGTAGGCATCTCTTTCTTCTACAGTATTAAGGTCTCGCATCTTCATTAGTTCTTTACCCGTTTTATCGATTATGCCAAGACGAAAAGCCTCGGTGTTCTCAAAAGGAACAACCAACATATGTAGTATTCTAAATGCGATGACTGAGTCTACAAATTTTCCCATTTAAATTCTCTTTAAATCTTCTAGTATTGATTCATCTATAGGAATGTCTTTATCTAAGATCTCTATTCCAGGAGACACTATTATCTTTAATGGCATATAGTTTAAAAACACAAGAAATGTTTTTACCTGAGGCCAAAATTTTTCTTCTAATTTATAAAACAACATCTTTGTTGTTGCTTCAACCCCAAATAAATTACCTAGAACAATTATATGATTTAATATCAATCGTTCTTTCAATTCTTTACCTACATTATGTTTTCTTAACAATCGTTTAATGTACTTAAATCTTTTCAAATCATCCAAAAATTCGTCCATCCCAATGCAAGAAGGATTGTCATAATTTTTAATGGCATACATCATAAAATTGTCTTCAGTCAATTCATTTATCATTTTAGGTCAGTGTTATAGTTCCATTTGTTAGTGTTAAGGGTCCTGTAAGACCAACTGCCCCACCCGACTGCGATGCTAATGCATTAAAGGGATTGTATAAAAATTTATTTTTTGTACTTAATGATGACCGATTATTTAGGTAATCGCTTAAATTAACATTACCGGTATTATATATAACACCCGAAACTGATGCTGTATTGGTTGCCCATATTTTTAATTGGTTAGGAGTAACCCCTGGATTCATTTGTAAAAATGTTGCCAACACACCACATACTTGGGGTGCTGCTTGAGATGTGCCACTTAAAACAACTTGTTTAAAACCACTATCCAAGTTGTAACTTGCTGCACTATATCCATTTGTATTACTGCAGCAACTCATTATGTTTGATCCAGGCGCCCACATATCTATACCATTCCCCGAAGCACTAAAATCTGCTTTTTGATCTAGGTTTGCGGCACGTACAGTTGAATCTATACAGCCCACCTTAAAGGCCTGATCATCAATTGGACTACTTCCCCTGTGCCAATAATATGCACTGCCAGCAGTAATATAATTATTATAATCCGCACCCGAGGTAACATCTATTTTTGTGTAATGATTGCCGCCTGCAATAATTACATGTACACCCTCATCTATTAATTCTTGTATGTCTGTATCAACTGAACCAATCTGTATAGATGTGATATAGGATGTTATATCTGTAGATTGGGCATTAGCTACCCCGTATGGATATAAACCAAAATACCATTTCTTAATATAACCAGATATTTGCGCACCTGTATAACTGGTGCCCCGGTAGTTTATTGCTGTTATATTTGAGGTTGTAATTACAGTAGTATATCCCCAACTCATATTAACAATAGTTGGTCTTTTCTTTCCTGTGGACGCTTCTACAGGTTTATTTCTATGCCACAATTTAATTACATCAAAGCAATCTGTAATGGATATACCTGTACCCGAATCGCCCGAACCTTCAAGCCCTGATACTTTTATGGAAAAAACATTTGCATTCTTTGCCCAACCAAAAGTTTTACCTGCAACAATGCCCGCAACATGAGTTCCGTGACCATCATAATCTCTGTAATGGTTTGCATTTTGTGTACCGTCTAATCCACTGGCGGTATACCAATCTATTTGTTGTACACGGGAATTGCCTTTGGCATCTGTAAACTCAGGATGTGCCACTTCTAATCCGCTATCTTGTATAACAACATCCACGCCTGTACCATCTAGAAAATAATCATAGTATGAAACAGATGATGTTAAATTTGAACCAAATACATTGTTATTATTACTTACACGGACTAGGCCCCAATTTACATTTGCACCATTGGATGTAACTGGTTTATTAAAACTACCCGTTTGCCTTGCTCTAATACCAATTTGTATATCTGTTCTTTGTTCTGGAGGAATCTCTACAGAATAGACTCTATCGTCATTCTTTAATGTGTCAGCTTCTTCATCTGTAAGTGAGTAATGGCAGCTACGCAAACTGCCATCTCTGTTGTTTACTATATCTACACGCCTATTAGGCACAAAAAGGAGTCCATCTGTCTCGGACTCCATCTGTGACCAAAATAAATTATAATCCACGTCACGTTTTAAACTGACGATATATTCGTTTGACATACTAGTGTAGGTTTATCCAACCGCCTGATGCATAAACTTGCAATTTATTTGTTTGTGAATTGAAGATGATTGTGCCATTGGATACAGTAAGTGCATTGGCTTGAGAAGAATTATAACTTGGTGCTATAATAGTATTAGCTGTAATACTACCAGTAACTCTAACATTGCCGTTGATATTACCCAGTAAGTCTTGTGCAGTAACTGCCTTACTGGTATTTGATTGAACAACATACATCAAATCTGTAAGATTAATAGATGTTGCTCTTTGTAATTCTGATACTTTTAATTTTGACATTTTTTTATACCGTATAAGATCCACTAGAAGTATATGTTAATACTGTTTTTCCTGGAGCAGCTGCAGGAGTTGTAACTGTGGCACCAGGCGCAGTTCCGGGATAACTTGGAGTTGGTACCATTAAAGCAATCAATCCACCACCACCATTACCTGCAGTACCCGTTGTTCCTGGAGAAGATCCAGCGGCAGCTTGACCTCCATACCCGCCAGGTATACCGTTTGCCCCGTTTGAAGTTACTGGGTGGGCCGTTGGAGATGTATTACCACCTCCAGCAACATTTGCAGAAAATGAAGGAATAGTTAAAAATGTTCCACCTCCAGTATTAACCGTAGGAGAAGCAATGCCCACTCCGCCGGCGCCCCCACCTCCTGCACCAAAAGAATTAATTTGATTGGTACCACCATTACTACCATATTGAGAAGAAACTAAAGGATTGGCAAAATTTAGTGTTGGTTGCCTCCCTGTGCCACCAACATACCCACCGCCACCCGACCCTCCGGGTTTTCCGTACATTGTGGTAATGTCGGGGAAAGGAAAATTTTGCCCAGGTGCACCGCCGCCTCCACCTAAGGCAGTTACTGTAATAATTGAGGGAGAGCTTAGGGTCGTATTTGACCCGGTAATCCCAGCTACGTGCACTGCGAGACCTGCAGCGCCACCCGCGCCACCACCACCCCACACGAAACTAAGAACAGTGCCAGAATACAAATCTACATTGCCGAGCACGACACCGCCGCCTCCGCCGCCGCCGCCTCCGCCGATGTTTTGACCAGCTTGCCCACCACCACCCCCGCCACCTACAAGTAAAAATGATACTGTGGTAAGGACAGGGAGGGTAGGTGAACGAATATTAGCTTGAAAGTTTAATCTAGACGAAGAACCTTTTCTAGCAGAACCTAACTTAAATCCCATTAGGTAATCTCCGTACCAAATACTGCAAAACTTACGTTGCCTTGAAGTGAATATCCTGTAATAACATCAGTATTACCTAAAGACATACCTAGCGATAGTGCAATAGTATCTTGTGCAGGAATAGGTGAATCAAATACAATGTAATGTTTAGATGTGCCCGTTACACCTGCTGGTCTAATAGCTATTCTAAATGTGACATTTGATTGCGATTGATTACATACATTTAGAGTAGAGATAATTGCGCTGGTACTTGCAGGAACAGTATACAAATCCACGTTTGCATTTGCCCCCGACATTGCCTGCCCTAAAACTTTATATGAATACGCCATTTAATTTTCCTTATAATAGAGATAACAGAAACGGATGTATCTGTTCCTGCACAATTGCGTTAATTTGTCCGTTGGCCGAAATTGTTAAATTTTGTCCAACAGTTATATTACTATTTATTTGTCCGTTAGCCAGAATTTCAATATTTTTTCCACCAAGATATGTTCCTGTGCTAAATAATGTTGGTAGTTCTCTTATTTCTACAATTACACCTGTTCCTGGGGGAGTTGTAAATCTTAACAATCCATTATTTACAGAATAATCCACTCCTGGAACTTGAGCTACGCCGTTTTCAAATACTAAAATACTTGAATCTGTAAAATTGCTACTAATAAGTGTGGTATTTGCCACACTATTACCGTAAAATACTCTACTGTTAAAATCTTTAGTTATGTTTTGTTCTACTTCTACTATTCTAACATCTATATCCGCATTTGTTGCAGGGGCACCACTTAGGGTAATTACATTACCACTTAGAGTATATGCATTAGATAGTTGTGTAATACCATTAATAATAACAGTAACATAATTATTATTTGCAGGTGTTACAGGAAGATTCAAAGTTGTTACTTGAGAATTGCCTTTGAATGTAGCTATATATGGCCTGTATATACTTGTACCCAGTACTGTAACACTTCTAAGTATTATTGCATTTGCAAACACATTACCGGCAATCACGCTGCTGGCAATTATATTACCTGTTGTGGTATAGCTATTAGATACTGAAGTACCTGTAACTAAATTACCAGCAATTATATTACCTGTTGTGGTATAGCTGTTTGCTACAGAAGTACCTGTAACTAAATTA